ACAGATACAAAAGCTGTTTCAAAAACAATAACAACTGGTGTATCAAATGCTATAACTTTTACTGACACTGATGATACGTTTAACTTTACTGAAAACGAAGCTTGGACAATATCATTTTGGATTAAAGTTGGTTGGGCTTCAAATCTAAATACAAACATACATTTTATAGTAGGTCACAAAAGTGGTACATCATATCAGCTAGAAGACGGTATTAAAATATTATATAACGAAAGTAACAATAGACTTAGCATTAGATATGGTAACAAACCAAACGGAAGCACAACGTGGTATAAAGACGCGCAATGGTTGTTTCACTCTAACTCAGGTGCTTATGCAGCTGGTTATGCTGCGGCTGGTTTAGGTAGCACATATTGGAGTGCTAGTAATAGAGGTTATGTAGGTAACAATAATTACACGATGATTACTATTACTAAAGCAGCAACTAACATAGCTAGTTCACTAAAGCTTTATTGGAACGCAAATGCTGCTGGTTCTGCACCTATACAAACAAACGCTGGTACAGCTAAAATAGCAGCAAACCCAATGAGTGCTACAGATAATAGGTTGTGGAGTTTAGGATCAAGAGGTGATTATAATGGTAACCAAGATAAAGCTGGTAACTCTACTGCCACAGTATATAACGATGTAACTATGTGGAGTAAAGAATTAAGTGCTAGTGAAGTAACATCTTTGTATAATAGTGGTTCACCTATGGATGCAGAGACACACAGTGCTCAATCAAACTTAATAGGTTATTGGAAATTTGAAGGCAATGGTAATGCTACAAGATCAAACGATAACTTTACAATAGCAGGTGGATCAGCAATAGTAAATAAATAATATGAATTACTATATAATAACAACAGAAACATTTGAATTAGTAGATAAATCACAAGTGCATTTTATGCATAAAAGCATAGATAAATCTAAAAGATTAATAGCAACAACAGAAGATGTTGTAGAGAGAATTAGAAAGTTTAACAATATAAATACATGTTCTAGTTACACGTTTACAAACAGCAGCGAGTGGGTTGGAGACGAAACTGGCATTGAAGTTGAAGAACTAGAAGATGGAGGATATATACCTCAAATAGATGATTAATAAAATAACGCTTTAAAACGGTGATAAAGCGTGTAATAATAATAAATAAGAAAACATAAAAAAACATGGCAACAGGAAATTCACAAGAAATAGCATACGGCTTTGGACAGCTAGGTAGTGTTTTAGTAAAAACAGGTACCGAAGTAGTTCCACCAAAAGGCATGGCTATAGTAGCTATACAGTTTATAGAAGCAAACACTATTAGTAAGATTATATCTGAAAGCGATAGAGCTGGTTTACCAAACTATATAGATTCTACAACAGCTGGAAATATGAATCTTTCAGGTTTTCACAAATCTGATGTAACAAACGGAACTTACGCTGCAGGAGCTAACATTACAATAACTGCAAACAAACAAATACAAGTTGGTGACCCAGTATTACTAACAGGTAACGCTGCTGCTGTAAATACAGGAACTGGTATAGTTATTGATCCAGAAACACCAGCACCTAATTACGAAAAATATAACGACTATGTAAAAGTTGTAAGCATAAATGCTGCAGGTACTGTAGTTACTCTTTCACACCAAGTTACTCCAAATGCACAAGCACTGTTGTTTTTAGATGGTGCTAATGGCGCTGGTGGTAACGCAGCTACAGGTGTAACTTACCCAATGGGTATGATTATATATGGTAGATGGGTATCGGTTACTCCAGCTGCTAGTCCAGTAATCTGTTACTTCGGCTACTAATGAGTATTCAAGGTATGTCTCAAGGTTTATCGTTTAGTAATATGTCATATTACATAAGCGAGCGTATACCTGGTATTGTACCTTGTACTACGCCACCTTTATACGCACAAAGTAATTCTGGTTCTTATAACGTTACATTTGATATGGGTAGCGCTAGTGGTTGTGCTATTTTAGTTGCTGAAGTAGGTATTACAAGAACTGACGATCCAACTGTAGCGCCTGCAGACCAACCTATAGGTGATAAAACGAGATGGGAATACAAAGGAGTTTATGGCTCGGAGTATTCAGCTTGCCAAATGGGAACACCTATAGTAGCTGCAAATGCAAACAACTATTATATACCACCTACCGACCTTTATATAATGAAAGGCATGGGTTATATGAGGGGTTTTATTGGTGCACCATACAAAGATAGTGGTGGAAATATAGTAAGCGGAAATACACCTGTATCAACAGTTGTTGGTACTAAACTAACTGCAACTTCAATACCAACAGCTAATGAAGCTTCAACTGGTAGTGGAATGTCAAATGGTGCAAAATATAAAGCTTTTAATAATAGTAACGCTGTTAACTTTGGTAACCCACCAACAGGACAAACAGCACCTTTATTAGCATACGGTATGTTTAGCGGTAACGATGTTTATACTGGTGCTTCTGTATATAATTATAACAGTATTACTAATGTTTATGATGTATCATTGTTAAAAGATTTTGCTGGACCTTATACTGGTCATCTTGAAACAGAAACAAACGATCTAAATTGTAACAAAGCATATCCTGGTTCTTCAGCTGTAACTTTAAATGATGATTTATATAGCACAAGGCAAGCTATGATGGTTGTTCCTATTGCTAATGGTGGTTTGGTTAATATCAGATCAGAACAGTTTGTAGAAGGAACATGGGCATCTATTAAGGTGTTTTGCCCTATAGCTTTACCAAAATGGGGATTAGCAAATAACCGTGTAGGTATTTCAGATGTTTACTCCGATGCTGATATGGACGCTGCTTTATTAATGAATGGAGGCACAAGTATTGTAAACGGCGCAACAACAAGCTCTACAAGTGTTACTTTAACAGTGGCGCAAATAAACTCAAGTGGAGACGCACCTACAGTGGGTCAGCTTGTAACTGGAACTGGAATTCCACAAGGAACTGTGGTTTCAGCCGTTAGTGGTACAACTTTAACACTATCTGCAGCCGCTAGCATAGCCAATGGAGTTACGCTAACTTATCATATACACCCTTTAAGAAAAAAATTCCAAAACTATGCAAACCAAAGTAATGTTTCATTAGATCCTGACCCTGCTTTAAATTCCCAAGCTGATAGATATGCATACTTCGCATTACTTGGTGGTATTTTGAAATGGAAACCTTATGATACCTCAGCTCAAGCTCTTGCTCATAACTTTAGCAACCCAGGTGGTGGAAATTTTAAATTCGCTGCAAACAAAACAGCATACCACGTGCCTAGTCAAAACTCTATATACAGATCGCAAGGTTACTCACAGTGGAAAGATCCAACTGGAGCTTCTCCAGTAAATAACCACGGATCACACGTTTTAGGTAATCACGCTACTTCAGCTTTAAAAGGAAACACAATGACTTCAGGCGGAACAACTCCAAATGAAGATTATTTTCATGGTATTCCAAATGTACATGATTGGGTTTTTTCAAGATCAAATGGATCTGTTAGATCGAGACTACCGTCAAGAGGTATATTAGATAGAACTCGTCATGCAAACAACCAGTCAGGCACATTAGGCGGTTGGTACGCTTTAAGAATAACAGGGTATTTTGACGGCGCAAATCCAACTGTATCATCAACAAAGAAATTCGCTGTTCAAGTCGGTTCACTAGATCACACTAGAGGGACTGCCGATATTGATGTAGATAGCGTTGCAAACCAAGTCCCTAGAGATGGTGTGATAAGAACAATGATAGCAAATTAAAATTAACTTAAATTAAATAAAATGGCAAAAAAAGAAAAGATAGTAGACTTAAAGTCTAAAGCAACTCATTTGACAACTGATGAATTAACTCCTGTACAGAAAATTGTGGGAGAAATAAACAGAATTAAAATGGAGTTAGGTAACATGGAAATGAGAAAGCATGACTTACTACACATAAACACTAACTTACAAGAGGAAATAAGTAAGCTTCAAAAAAGCTTAAATGAAAAATACGGAGACGTAGATATTGATATTAACACTGGCGAGATAAAAGAAAAAGAAGATGTCAAAGCTGATTCGTAAAATATCGATAGGTAAAGATTATAAAAATGACGCCATGCACTATTCTGTTGGACAGGAAGTGTATGGTGGTCATACCATCTGTGATATCATGGAAGAAGAAACAAAGTTTAGTGTTTATATTAGAAAAGGTAAAAAAGTAATACCTTGGAAAGATTTTAATAAAAACATGGCTGTATCAGTAGAATATAATTTAGAATACTAATGAACAGTATTTACGACTTTGTTGTAAAACCAAAAGGTAGTAGATATAATAACAGTAAAGAAGTAGAAGGAGGAAACTTAATAGTTAATACAGATAATGAAAAGTTTCAGTTTACAAACAGAGAGGCTATTGTAATATCTACACCATTAGTAAACAACACTGATATAACAGAAGGAGATACTATCATAGTTCACCATAATATATTTAGAAGGTGGCAAAACATGAAGTATGAAGAAAAAAACAGTAAAAGTTTTTTTGATGAAGATAAGTATTTTATTAATAAAGATTTAATATATGCTTATAATAAAGGAAACGGTTGGCAAGCTTTAGAAGGTTATTGCTTTATACAACCGATAAAGTCAATCGATAAATTCGACACTAATACAGAAAGACCTTTGATAGGTATTGTAAAATACTCAAACAATATTGAGGTTGGTAGTTTAGTAGGTTTTTTACCAAAACTAGAATATGAATTTGTTATCGATGGTAAAAGACTATACAGAATTCACTATAAATTTATTACAATTAAATATGAATATCAAGGAGACGAAGAAGAATATAATCCAAGCTGGACATAAAGCAGTTGAAGAACTAATTAAAGTTGCTAAAGAAGCAATTGTAGATAGTGATGATGATATATCAGCTGATAGATTAAAGAACGCTGCAGCAACAAAGAAGTTAGCTATATTTGATGCTTTCGAAATATTAAATAGAATACAAGAAGAGGAAAATATACTAGATGGTAAAGAAACTAAAACCGAGGTTAAAGCATTTAAAGGTTTTGCAGAAGGTAGATCTAAATAATGTACGAGCAAAATTTATACAGTATCGTAGAACCTATAAAGAAGACTACTATAAGTAGACTTAATAAAGGTAAAAAATGGTCATACGGCTACAACAAAGAACATGATATAGTTGTTATATCTCAAACTGGGCAAATTGGAGAGATATATGAAATACAAGGTTTTCAAATAGCTTTACCTAAACAACCAAAAGACGTTTACTCTAATGAAAGTAAAAAATGGGAACAGTTTGAATACCCAAAACAATTAAGTAGACTAAAAAACATATTTGACTGGCGTAGTTACCCTGAAGAAAAGAAAGCTGATTGGTTTGACTATATAGATGAAGAGTTTAAACGTAGAGATGAAGGTTTCTGGTTTAACAACAACGGCAAGTCTACATACATAACAGGTACACATTATATGTACTTGCAATGGAGTAAGATTGACGTAGGTGCACCAGACTTTAGAGAAGCTAACAGATTGTTCTACATATTCTGGGAAGCTTGTAAAGCAGATAAAAGATGCTATGGTATGTGTTACCTTAAAAACAGACGATCTGGTTTTTCTTTCATGTCGTCAGCTGAAACAGTTAACCAAGCTACAATATCAAGTGACGCAAGGTTTGGTATACTATCTAAAACAGGTGCTGATGCTAAAAAAATGTTTACAGACAAAGTAGTACCTATTAGTATTAACTATCCATTTTTCTTCTCACCTATTCAAGACGGTATGGATAGACCGAAGTCAGAGTTGGCATATAGAGTACCTGCTAGTAAGTTTACTAGAAAAAAGATAACAGCAAACGAAAAGCTAGAAGATTTAGAAGGATTAGATACAACTATAGACTGGAAAAACACAGGAGATAATAGTTATGATGGTGAAAAACTAAAGTTGTTAGTACATGATGAAAGTGGTAAGTGGGAAAGACCTGATAATATATTAAATAACTGGCGAGTTACAAAAACGTGTTTAAGGTTAGGTAGTAGAATTATAGGTAAGTGTATGATGGGTTCAACATCAAATGCTTTAGACAAAGGAGGTGATAACTTTAAAAAATTATACAATGCATCAGATGTTACTAAACGAAACAGAAATGGACAAACAGCGTCTGGTTTATATTCTCTTTTTATCCCAATGGAGTGGAACTACGAAGGATTTATTGATGAATACGGAAGTCCAGTCTTCGATACTCCGAGTGATGAAGTCCTCGACCCGCAAGGGGAATTAATAGATATAGGTGTTGTAGAAAACTGGCAGAACGAAGCTGATGGTTTAAAAAATGATCAAGACGCTTTAAATGAGTTTTACAGACAGTTTCCAAGAACCACTGAACATGCGTTTAGAGATGAAACAAAAGGAAGTATATTTAACTTAGTTAAACTGTATGAACAAATAGACTACAACGAGGAATTAGGTAGAACACTTGGTATAACTCAAGGTAACTTTCAATGGGTAAACGGTGTTAAAGATTCTAAAGTTATATTTTACCCAGATAAAAAAGGTAGGTTTAAAATAAGTTGGACACCACCTCAACATATGCAGAATAAAATACTGTTAAAAAATAATGTTAGATGGCCTGGTAATGAACACATGGGAGCGTTTGGTTGTGATAGTTATGATATATCAGGAACAGTAGATGGTAAAGGTTCAAAAGGTGCTTTGCACGGGTTAACCAAGTTTAGCATGGAAGATGTTCCACCAAACAAATTCTTTTTAGAATACGTAGCAAGACCACAGACAGCTGATATATTCTTTGAAGACGTTCTAATGGCACTAGTATTTTACGGGATGCCTATACTCGCAGAGAACAATAAACCTCGTCTATTGTATTATTTACGAAGACGTGGTTACAGAGGTTACAGCATGAATAGACCTGATAAGGTATGGAACAAATTATCTGTTGCAGAGAAAGAAATAGGTGGAATACCAAACTCTAGCGAGGATATTAAACAAGCACACGCGGCAGCAATTGAGATGTATATACAAGATCACGTGGGTATTAAAAACGACGGTAGCAATGGTAACATGTTTTTTAATGAAACATTAAATGACTGGGCTAAGTTCGATATAAATAAAAGAACAAAGTTTGACGCGGCTATAAGTAGTGGTTTAGCTATAATGGCTTGCAATAGACATTTATACAGACCAAACGCGCCGATACAAAAACAAGCGTTAAATATTAATATAGCTAAATATAGTAACGCTGGAATAAATTCAAAAATAATTAAAAAATAATATGGCAGAGTCTATTATAACAAATTTTCCTTCACAAGTCGTTAGCGACGCTGAAAAGATGAGCTCAGAGTATGGGTTGAAAGTAGCAAAAGCTATAGAGAGAGAGTGGTTTGAAGGTACTTCTTCTAATAGGTATTCTTTAAGCAAAACTAAGTATCATAATTTAAGAAAATACGCTAGAGGAGAACAATCAGTACAGAAATATAAAAACGAGTTGTCAATAAACGGTGACTTGTCATATCTTAATTTAGACTGGACGCCAGTACCTATTATACCTAAGTTTGTCGATATAGTTGTAAATGGTATGGCACAAAGAACTTATGATATAAAAGCTTACTCGCAAGATGAGTATGGTATGGCTAAGCGCACTGAATACATGGAGAGCGTTCTACAAGACATGAGGGCTAGAGAGTTTAATGATACGGCTAAGCAAACTCTTAATATAGATTTATACAAAAACGATCCAGATTTACTACCTGAAACTGAAGAAGAGTTAGCATTGCATATGCAACTAACTTACAAGCAGCAAGTTGAAATAGCAAACGAACAAGCTATAAATGTATTACTTGAAGGTAGTAAGTACGATTTAGTAAAAAGAAGATGTTTGTATGACCTTACAGTTTGTGGTATTGGTTGTGTTAAAACAACTTTTAATTGGTCTGAAGGAGCTAAAGTAGAGTATGTAGATCCTGCTAATATAATTTACTCACACAGTGAGTCACCATATTTTGATGATATATATTATATAGGTGAAGTTAAAAATATACCTATAAACGAATTAGTTAGAGAGTTTCCGCATTTAACAGACAACGATTTAAACAACTTCAAAAGAAAACACAACAGATTAAAAGCTGGAGACCCAAGACATGAAGACGCTGATGTTAACAAAGTTCAGATATTGTATTTTAACTACAAAACATATATGAATGATGTTTATAAAGTTAAAACAACTTCTACGGGAGGTGAAAGAGCTATAGAAAAAACAGATCAATTTAATCCACCAGAAGATAAAATGATGGATTACTCTAAAATGCAAAGATCTGTAGAGTGTTTGTTTGAAGGAGCTATAGTGTTAGGTACAGATTTTTTACTTAAATGGAAGAAAGCTGAAAACATGATGCGAGAAAAAAGTGATTTTAACAAAGTTAAAATGAATTACTCTTTAGTTGCACCACAAATGTACAATGGTAAGATACAGTCTTTAGTTAGTAGAATAACTGGTTTTGCTGATATGATACAGTTAACACACTTAAAGCTACAACAAGTATTAGCTAGAATGGTGCCAGATGGTGTTTATTTAGATGCAGATGGGTTAGCTGAAATAGATTTAGGTAACGGAACTAATTACAACCCACAAGAAGCGTTAAACATGTTCTTCCAAACAGGATCTGTAATTGGTAGATCAATGACATCTGAAGGTGATCCAAACCCAGGTAAGATGCCTATACAGCAAATAGCAAATGGATCTGGTGGACAAAAAATGCAAAGCTTAATACAGACTTACAATTATTATCTACAAATGATAAGAGATGTAACTGGTTTAAACGAAGCAAGAGATGCTAGTACTCCAGATAAAAACTCTTTAGTTGGTGTACAAAAGCTAGCGGCTGCTAATTCAAATGTAGCAACAAGACACATATTAAACTCACAGCTATTTTTAACGGCTGAAACTTGCGAGGCTTTATCACTAAGAATATCCGATATTGTAGAGTATTCACCTACAAGAGAAGCTTTTATACAAGCTATAGGTGCTCACAATGTAGCAACGCTATCTGAGATGTCAGAACTACACTTGTATGACTTTGGTATATTTTTAGAGTTAATGCCTGATGAGGAAGAGAAACAAATGTTAGAAAATAACATACAAATGGCAATTAACCAAAAGCTAATTGATTTAGATGACGCTATAGACTTACGTGAGATTAGAAATTTAAAAATGGCTAATCAAATGCTAAAGATTAAAAGAAAAAAGAAGCTAGAGAGGGATCAGAAAATGCAACAAGAGAATATACAAAAACAATCTGAAGCTAATCAACAAGCTCAACAAGCTGCTGCTCAAAGTGAGATACAAAAAAATCAAGCTAAAGCTCAAGCAGATATAGAATTTGAAACTGCTAAAAATGACATGAAATTAGCTTTCATGAAACAAGAAGCTGAAATGAAAAAGCAATTAATGGACCACGAGTTTGAGATAAATAGAAAACTAAAAGAACTAGAAGGAGGTCCAACAAAAAGTGATGCTTACAAAGAAGATCGTAAAGACGAAAGAGTAAAATTACAAGATGGTTTAAAAAAAGCGGAGCAAACACCTAAAAAGTTTGAGTCAGCAGGTAATGATACTATGGGAGCGGGGTCTGCAATAAGCATAGGAGGATTAACAAGTAACTAATTATATTATATTATGGAAGAAAATGAAAACAACGTAGCTGAGGAGGCTACAAAAGAAACGGTAGAACAAACACCCGTAGATGAAACAAAGTTTGAAACCGCTGGAGATGACAGCGTTATAAAAATAGATTTAACAACACCAATAGAACCAGAAACAAATGAAACCACAGAAACAATTAAAGTTGCAGAAGATAACACTGACAACGAGGGAGTGGTTGGAGTCGATGAAGATGCCAATGCCCCAGAAAAACAAGAAGAAGTACCAGAGGAAACAGAAACACCGAAAGATGAATCAGTATTAGAAGAAATAACTGAAGATTCTACTGAAGAAGAAGTAGCTGAAGCTGAAGAAAAAATTGAAGAAGCAGTCGCTGAATCAGAAGCTACGGGTGATCCACTACCGGAAAACATACAAAAGGTAGTAGAGTTTATGAAAGAAACTGGAGGTACTTTAGAAGAATACGTATCTTTAAATAAAGACTATAGCGAAGAAGATGACTCTGTAGTCTTAGAAGAATACTATCAAAAAACTAAACCTCATCTAAGCTCTGAAGAAATAAACTTTTTACTAGAAGAAGAGTTTTCTTATGACGAAGACACAGATGATGAAAAAGATATTAAAAGAAAAAAAATAGCGTTAAAAGAGCAAGTTGCCAACGCTAAAAACCATTTAGACGGGTTAAAGTCTAAGTACTATGAAGAAGTTAAAGCTGGAAGTAAACTCACTGGTGAGCAACAAAAAGCAATTGACTTTTTTAATAGATACGAAAGTGAATCACAAGAAAATGAAAGGATTGTTAAACAACAGACTGAAGCTTTTCAAAATAAGACCAAACA